TGGGAGGCTGTCAAAATGACAACCCGCCAATGCTCGATAAGCACAAATCGAGCGTTGTTGTAAACAATGTGCGCAGTATACTAACATGCTTCGAACTCTCTGGTTTCAAATCCGAGGGTTTCTCACTTGAAAGCACCATCGACTATCATAAAGAACAGATAGCTTCGATGGGCGGTGACGTACTGAAATTCTATAAGTACAAAACCGCGGCCTGGGTGGCATCAGCTCTTAACGAGAGGATTCCACCGGCACCAAAAGGTCTAACAAGTGAGGACAACCCTAGTGTAATACTAGGAGGGAGGGCATATCAGTGGCAACGCATGATCAGGAGCCAAATACCATTAAGGTTTGAGTTGCTGGTGAACTCTTTTAAGACCGTTAAACGGGCTATGGAGAGACCAGACAAATCGGACCTGGATAGGGCTCTAAAATCCGCGTTCGAGGCACTAACTCGTAAGGTCGAACCAAGAAGAGGTCTGGAAGATCTCTCATGGGCCGACGAAACGGAGGCAGAGGAAAAGGAAGGAAGGTTACAGGCATTAGAGTCGGAGGTTCGAAGAACCGCAGAAGAAATCTTCAAAAACAAAGAATTCGACTGGACCGAAATGCTTAGACCATTCTTTCCTAGTACCAACGCCAACTACATCGCAACTCGCTCCGCCGGCGGAGCCGTCGGTTACATAATGAAAAGCGATTTGTTAGTAGGGTTAAGTGCCACGGACAAGGAACTGATCAGGTGGGCAATTCAAGGGAAAGGTCGCTCCACAAGAGTCGAGATAGACGCCACCAATCTATATGAAAGGTTCCAAATACTAATGAACCGATTAATAGATGGGGCACTATCCGAAGAGAAGAGGGTGATACTGGTTGCACTTGCCGAAGCTCTGAAAGTCAGAGTAATCAGCAAAGGACCGGTAATGACCTACACAGCCTTAAAACCCTTACAAAGATGGCTATGGAACACACTAAAGAACCATCCATCAGGTTGCTTTAAATTGATCGGAGAAGAAATATCCGAAAATTATTTAAGCGAACAGCTCGGAGAGCTGAGACCAGATGAGATGATGCTCAGTGGTGACTACTCGGCAGCGACTGACAATGTCAATCCTGTGCTGAGTAATATAGTCGTCGATGTCATTAACAAACACATAAAAGTAGCGAAATTGGGACAACTGTTCAAAAGTAGTCTGACAGGTCATGCCATCCAGAATCCAGAGGATCCGAATGAGCATAAACAACAGACTTGGGGACAACTTATGGGCAGTATAGTCTCATTTCCTGTTCTATGTATTGTAAATGCGGCAATCTGTAGGAGATCGCGAGAAATCGCGCTCCAAAGAGTACTACGACTCCAAGATGCAAAAATTGCAATCAACGGAGACGATTGTGCGTTCAGAATGCCAAAGGATAAAAGGGAGGTGTGGGAGAACTTAGCCAATGACAGCGGAATGACTCCGTCAATTGGAAAGTACTTCTTCTCCGACAAATTTGTGGAAATGAACTCAACGCAATTCAAGATTATCCCAGCAACCTGTGATCCGACAAGTTATGTCAAGGGTCAGAGGCCACTCATAAAGTTCCTATGGAAAGTTCCGAGGATCAATATGGGTCTGCTGGTCGGTTTGGGAAGGTCAACAAGTGGGAAGACTGAAAAGTCAACTCTAGCCGACTGGGGCACCATCAATTCAATAAGCGAAAATGTAAAAACGCTTCTGAAAGAATGTGCACTAGAGGATAGACAGAGGGTGTATAAAGCATATCTCAATCGAAATTGGGAAATGTTAAATAAAACCTCGCTGCCATGGTACCTACCACAACACCTGGGCGGTCTCGGCCTAGCTATAGATAGTGAGCACGAACCGTCGAAATCTGATTTGCGCCTGGCCGCAGCAGTTTGGAAACTCCAAAACTTACCCAAAATAAGACCTGAAGGTGTCAGCTGGAAAACATGGGATCATGTGCAAAAGCGCATGAAATCATTTCCAACCAAACTATCAGTATTAAATATTGAGTTAAGTTTCGGAGGGGAACTAGAGAGAACGGAGATAGGTTTAACCTCTATGCTTTGTGTTGAAGCCCTCTTTACGAGACCTTTCGATAAACTATTTGTCGAAGGTAACGAGAAGAGAAAGACCCTACGAAAAGTGGAGTCGGCAGTACAGAAGGCAAAAGAGATCATGGGAGAAGTCGAACCATTCGACATCAACCACCTACCGTTGTTCATAGAAACGCTCTCGAATCCACAAACAGGCTTTGGACCATCCGCGAAAAGCTACGCCACTGGAACTGCGCAACTGTTTACAGAATGAAGGACATAGTCCTGTGGTTCTAGCTTGACAAACAGAGCATCGTGCGTCGGAAGCAGGCCTTTTGGGTCCTGCAACCTTCTCAATGATGTCCTCCAGAAGATTTATGCTGCATAAGTAGTTCTCCAACACCCCTCGTAAGAGGTGGTGAGAGTGACATACTGATGTCAACCAATCCAGCACTAATAGGGAGCTGTGCCACACCTTTACGGTATGGCTCCACACCTCCGTGAGACCGACTTTCTTAAGGTCGCAAACACGGAAGGATCCTAATTCTATTAGTTATAAATCTTCCTCAAACCAACGTTAAAGAGGTCACCGGTATCCAGCCGGTGGCATTAATTGACGATGGTAAGAGAGGAGGGTAATC